TAGCTGGTTTTGGAGCAAGGCAGGTAGGTAAGGTAATAGGTAGAAGAACAGTAAGGGATGATAATAATAAGAAATAAAAGATTTGCAGTGAGTGATGAAGAATTCAAGGCCTTAGCAGATTCAACAGCAGAAAATGATGCTAGTGAGTTAAGGTCATATGATCCCTCCTCAGCAACTCAAGCTACACCTGGAAAGTAGGTTATATAATAAAGGAAAAGGTTATGGGAGGAAATTTTAATCCAATCAATCCGTTCAGTGATCCAGAATTTAAGAAGGCGATTATTGATAAGGAAAGAGGAAGTAGTACAGGGAGTGATGACTATGAACTACTTGATGAGGATTCTGAAGGTGGTGATGTAAGTCAGGATCTCAAGAGTATTATATCAGGTGCCCCAAGCCTTCCTAAGACTGCGAAAAACTTAATACTTGATGCTAGTGCCCTTGCCAAGAATGAAAAAGAGGCGAAGGCAAAAGAAATGTCACTAGCACTTAACAATGTATTCACGCAGTATAATAAAGAATATGGAACAGACTTACAGATAAATTTTGACTCCCTAACACAGACACTAGTAAATGTTAGTGATCCAAAGAGTAGGAGAGTACTTGAATTATATCTGTCAGAAATCTACTCAAGCATTAAGCCAATCTTGATAATGCATTTAATTCAGAAACTGGCTATTGCAATTGAGTATATCACAGACCCAGCTAGAATGTTTGGACAAGACTTAACAACTGCTGATATCTTCCTAATAGTAGATCACTTAATGGGATATATAAATCAGCTAGAGGAACTTAAGTCAGACATCAAAATAGAGGGTGCTAACTTAGAGCTTCAGAAAATTGCACAAGAAGGTAATGGACTAGACTTACAATCAGACCAGTCAAAAGAGGCAATCGATAATTTCATGAAGCTCCTAAATAAAGAAACAATAAAGTAGTAATGAAGCAGAAGGAATTTGCAAGGGCTGACTACGAGGGTCTTAGTAAAGAGGGGCAGAAGTACTTAAGAGCAAAAAGAAACTACTTTGCGCAAGATTTTATAAATGATAGGCGTAGGGGGTCTAATCTTATACCTGACTTTGATCATTTTAGAGGGCTCTTTAGAAAAGATGCAGAATCAATAGATAGGGATTTAAAAAGTGGTAACAACAACCTTATTGAAGGGGCAAAGAGAAAAATAAGACTAGCAATCTTTGATGATCATACCCTTAAAAGGTCAAACAATAAGGAAATGCTTGCTAAAAAAAGAAGCTCGAAGGGCCAACAAGTCCTTTATTGACCCACTTCTTAAGAATAAAGAAACTAGAGCAGAACGTGCAAAGCAATTAGCGGCTGAAAGGGCAAGTAAGGCATCTCAAGTACAGCAACAGACACAAAAGGCTGCTGAGTCCACAGTTAAGCAGGGAGTTGAGAAAGTCGCACCAGCTAATAGTAAACGATTGAAGTTAGTAGAAGAGCTTCGAGCTAAGAAGGCACTTGGTCAGAAACTTAAAAAGGCTGGTATAATCGGTGCGGGTGTAGTAGGTACTGCTGCTCTTGCATATGGAGCTAAGAAATTATACGATAAAAACAAAAATAAAGATATAAAAGGACAGAAGGAATTTGCAAGAACTGTATACGAAACAGAGCCTAAAAACGTACCAATGGAAACACCAAAGGTAGCTAAGGAGAAGGCAAGTAAACTACGTGATATATTTAACCGTACCAAGGAGAGTATTAAGAACTCTAAGGTTGGTAAGAATGCAGCTGAATTCTACGCAAAGCATGAGAAGGGTGTTAAGATCGGTGGTGGCGTTGCTGCTGGTACCGCACTTGCAGCAGGCCTAGCGGTTGGTGCTAAGAAACTAGCTGACAAAAAAAAAGAACAGCAGAAGGAGTTCGCTAGAGCTGATTATGCGGAACTTGATAATAGGGCTAAGAGGGAACTTAGAGAGTATAGAAATAAGTTAGCTAAGGGATTAAATTTTAAGAGAAATGAAATTAATAAGAAACTTGCAGATGAACTAACTGCTGCCAAGAATGCTAAGTTTGGATCCGAATTTGAAATAAGTGCGGCCAAATCTAAGGCACATTTTGGAAAAAATCGAGCAGCTGAAGAAGCGAGTAGTAAGGCAAGATTTAAGAGGCTTGATTTACTTGGGGATACTGATAGAAGAAGGATTCATTCTGAGATTTCCATAAATCGTCATAAAGCAATTGCAGATGATCTTCGCGCTAAGAAGGCATTAGGTAAGAGTCTTAAGAAGATAGGCTATACTGGTCTTGGTTTAGCAGGTACTGCAGCTCTTGCGTATGGTGGTAAGAAGTTATACGATAAGTATAAGAAAGACCAAGACTCAGAGAAGGATTAATCTATGATAGTGTTAAGAACTGTGTATTATTCTGCAAAAGATGTAGCAACTTTACCAGCTTTTAGGGGAGATCAAAAACTTCAAGGGACTGTCTCTGAAAAGTTAGTAGAGGACTTGTGCAGTAAGTCACAGAAATTGTATGAAGATTACCCTGATGCAGATGATGAAGGTCCTTTCTTACATTGTGAAGTTAAAAATGGAGTCCTAACTTTTGATACATGGCTCAGTTGTAGTTATAATGCAAGATACGTATTTAAAGGTGGATCTTGGCATAAATTAGCAGGTAGGAAGACAGGCATTTCTGATTTCAAGGAGGATTTATTATTTGAATTAGATAGTTATAAGAACTACTATATTAAGTCTCATGATTCTGAAGATGTTAGGTATATATCTGATATCATAGATTTAGTAGATAAGCTTTTTTAATTACCATATTATTTCCCTTAATAGATTTGAAACAAGAATCTTACTCTTCGATGAGGTTAGGGGAATACGATTATAAAATGAAAGATTATGGACGGACAAAAATTTATAGTACAATCCGACCCTACATCTTCAATTGGGGACTTAGCGTTACCTTCTGACATTGAGCTACAGTATTCAAAGCTTAGCAGGGATGAGAAGATAATAGTAGGTTCCAAGTTATTAGGTATGAATCATGTACCGGTATCTTTTGATCAATTTGTACATGATGATTATTTCTTAGGCAACCCAGAAGTAACAAATCACGGTAAGTCTATTTTTGATATCTGGAAAAAGGCTGGTTCTGAGATTTATCCAACACCTATCAACACTAAAACGCCTTATGTATCATTTGGTGGTTGTATTGGTTCTGGTAAGTCAACTATGTCTAAACTGATGGGACTTTATATGTATCATCGCCTAGACTGTTGTACAAATATGAATCTTAGTCTTGGTCTAGCTGGTGGTGTTAAGATTGCATTTGGTTTCTTCCATGCTAGTGAGGAAACTGCGTATAAAGATTTTGTTACTTATTTTAGGAATGTCTTTTCGGTGAGTCCATATTTTAAGAATCAGTACAATAAGCCGCAGATTCGACTTATTTCATCTGGTCCTAAATCGAATGCAGTCTTAGGTACTCAGCTTGTATTTACTGTGCTTTCTGAGATTGGATTCTGGAGACCACAAGATGCAATGAGTAAACTAGGTGAAGTCCTAATCCGTTTTCAGTCCCGTTTCGTTAGTAAGAGACATAATTTTGGACATCTCATTATTGATAGTAGTGCTAAGGATGCGGATCACTCAGTGGCAGATAAATTCGAAGAGACTGTACCAGAGGATGAACTCTACCTTGCTAAATATTCACATTGGGTAGCAAGACCTGAACTATATAAGGAGAGTGAAGGTAAGACGTTTGAATTTTATAGAGGAGATTCTGTACATACACCTTTTATACTAGAAGAAATAACAGATAGAAGTAAACTAGATGCGGATAGAATCATAGAATGTCCAATACAGGTTAAGCGAAATTTTATCTTAGATCCAATTAAGTCATTACAAGACCTAGCAGGATTTGGTTATACTAGTAAGGAGTTATTTTTCCAAGGTAACATATCTAAGCTTATTGAGTGTTCAAGTATTACTAACCTAGGTGATGATGTAATTGATGACATAGATTTCTTTAACTTAGATGATACAATCTATGACAGAGTCTCACCTATGCTTACTAAGATACCTAGACATACAACATTATTCATACACCTAGATATTGGACTTAAGAATGACGTATGTGGTATAGCAGCTTCTTATTTCGATGGTGAGATAACAGACACGGATGGATTTGATACAACTCCTTATCCTACATTCAAAGTTCCATTATTGTTTGGACTTGGTAGGAAGAAGGGACAATCTACTTCACTTGACCATATATTTCAATTCATACAGAGATTAAACGTTGACTATAATGTAAATGTTAGTGCTGACTCTTTTGCTAGTGCTGGTTTATTTCAATCTTGTGAGCGTGTTGGTATTCCTTATGAAGAGTTGTCAGTAGATAGAACAACAGAACCTTACTTTATGTTCAAAAATATTGTCTTATCTGGGAGAGTTAAGATGGTATATAATGAGAGAATGTTACGTGAGTGCCTAGAGCTTAGGGTCGTAACAGGCGGTAAGAATGGTGGTCACGTTAAAATAGATCATCCAGAGGAATCTAACTGTTTTGAATATGACCATAAAGGAAAGACTGGTAAATTAGACGGCTCTAAGGATATTGCTGATGCTTGTGTTGGTTCTATCTGGGCATGCTATAAGAAATACTCACAATACCTAGAAGATGGTGGTAGCTCTGCAAATAAACAACTTAGAATAGTTGAGCAGATGACAAGAAATGCTAGGGAAGATAGTAGCATACAGCTACAGAATATGCTAGAAGATATATTTTAAGAGGAACACTTCTTAGGCACTAGACTTGTAAAAATATGAAGAAAGAAACTAAAGATAGGGCTAAATTAGCAGTAGGTGGTATAGCAATTGGTACTGCATTAGCGGCCCCATTAGGGGAAAATATTAGGAAGTTTGCTCATAATCGGATACCTATTAGCGATAATAACCTAAGTGAAGAGAATAAGAAATTATACAGTAAGCTAGGAAGAATAGCTAAGAATCAGAAAACATATTTAACAAATGGGCACAATCAGGAAGATTATTATACGAGCTCTATACCAAAAGAGCGAATAGAACAAGCAAAAAGAGAAATTAAGTTAGCTAAGAGAAATTTTGCAAATTATAGATTTGAAAGAACCTTGCAAAAGGCGAGTTCTGGAAACCCGAGCCTAAAAGGTACGAGCCACAAACTAGAGAATAAGTCAACTAGGAATTGGATCAAGGATGCTAAGTCAATACTTAACTCAAAGGACCTTATAAACATTGGTGATAAAAATCGAAATGAATCAGGGGCATTCCTTGCACATGAACTTGGACACTCTATGCATAAAAATGGTAGAGGTGGTAGTAAGATAGGTAAGATTGCACATAATCTAAGAGATGAAGTAGGTGAATTTGAGTCTAAATTAAGCAAGGGTGTTTACAAAAAGACAGGGATTAAGTTGTATGATACTCATATATCTAATGGTCTTGGTATAACTAGTGGACTACTTAGCGGTATTAAAGCAGGGCGTGATGAAAAGAAAGGTAAGAAGGAGAGTGTCTTAAATAAACTTGCCCCTTATGCTGTACCCCTCGCCTATAAATCCCCAACATTAGTATCTGAATTTGAAGCTAGTCGTCAAGGTATGAAACTACTCAAACAGGCTGGTGCAAGTAAGGAATATAGGAAGGCAG